AAACCATTCAGGCCTACTACGGTCTTTAATACTAAAATAGATATCACCACCAAGACCTGTGTAGAATGCCATACGAGATGTTGTAGTAACAGCTGTAAAGTCTACACCCTGTTGACCCAGTGAATAATAGTATCTAGGTAGGGTTACTTCCATGTTGTATTCATAACCCACATAGATAAAGTTACCAGTTACATCACCAGGAATATTGAAATAAGAACCACCGCCATCACTAAGTATTGTAGCTACATTAGTGTAACCAGATTGAGTACCAGTACCGTTTGGTTTGATGAGGCCTACAACATACCTGATAGTTTTAGTGGTGTTAAAATATGTAGGTAGGTAGACCTTTGTAACAGTTGTAGTGTTACTATAACTAGGAGCAGTAGGAGGAACTGGTGATACCATAGTAGCATCAGTTACTTCACACCATGCATCAAGATAAGGGTCTACAGTATTACCGAGACTATTAATGAGTCCACCAGTGCTAGGTGCTTGTACCAGTTTATATTGATTTGCAATATAACCTTCCGTACCGCTAGTAATGACGTAGAGAACATCATTCTGGATTGCCGTATGAATTACATTAGATGGCAACAACCAACGTACCCATGCAGCCATAGGACGCTCGTCTCCCTGCTCATAGAACCTATGGAGGTACATATACTTGGAAGTACGACTAGAGGCCACCCACAGGCCATTCTGGGCGCTTCCTACGGCTTCTGTGATACTTTGTGGCATCCACTCAGGAACGATCTTTGTGGTTTCAGTAACACTAGGTGAGTTACGTTGACCTCTAGTAAAGATTTCAAATGCCCTAGCCCAGCTTTGGTTACGACTGACATACAGTACAGTAGATCCTAGATCAACTGGTTTGATGTATCGATCACATTCGTAGTTAGCGATAGCATTGATCGTAACATTAGCTGGTGTAAATGCACCATTCTCAGCTTCCATAAGGAACTGTTGGCTGTCACTAAACAACAGCAAACCTTGTGTGATAGGTACAACTGAACGTACAGTAGCTGGTTTAATACTGGCACAACTAAGATCAATAGGATCAGCTGCTGTTTGTGTCGTTGCTGATTTATTGTAGAAGTTATAGTAGTCACCAGCTTGAGACATGGAGACATTATCTTCAGTCAGGAAGCCAAGCCTATTGTTATACAAGAAGATATCTTGAATAGTGCTACCAACAAATGTAGGTTGACTATTGGATTCCTCATCACCTACTAGTCTTGGTTCCCACAGTAGCGGTAAATTATTAACTGTCTCTGATCCATCCAGGAATGTAACCCTAAATGTAAGAGGGCTGAGTCCTGTACGAATAAAGACAACTGGCATCGTATCTTCATTAAATCCAGTACTTACATTAGGAGCTACTGTCTCCTCCCAATAACCAGTGGCATTGGTGCTGGATATAGTCATATTACCACTGGTAGTTAGACTAGTAGCAGCAGTGTAAGTGAATACAGTGGAGCTTGATACAGTAACTTTATATGTACCACTAACAGCTGTACCACTTGTAACTATTACATTAACAAGATCGTTGTTAGAAAGACCATGATTAGCCGGTGTAGTCACAGTAACTGTTGTACCAGACTGGCTATATGTGCTAGCAGTACCAATACTAGTTTGTACATACTTCAGATAGAAGTCATCTTTATCAGCTGATGTATTATTAATTTTAACTACTTGACCATTAACTGCTTGTTCAGGAAGACTAGAGAATGTATTAACGGAATCTTGGAATACACGTAAGTCCTTACCCGTAGGTCCGGCCTCACCTGTTACAGTAGTGGAAGAGCTAAATGTCAAATAAATTGTATTATCAATAATGGTTTTTGTAGCATAACCAGTAGTGATAGCATTTAAGATTCCTTCCATCACTTGATCTAGTGTCAACTTACCAGAGTTAGATGATGGTGTTGTGTACGTAAAGGACCGTGTACCAATCGTGACTTTATAAGTAATATCGTGATCTACAGCAGTAACAACAATAGTAGCTTGCCTGTTTGCGTTAAACGTAGGAGCAGCTTTAGCAGTTACTGTCTTTTCACTATTGACTACATAAGTAAAATCATTGATTGTGAGAGTTTTGATGCTGCGATAATCAGTAGCAGTTAGGTAACTCTCAATAGATGCTTGCTTACCAGCTGGATAAGATACAGTAGCAGCAGCTCCAGTTAATAGGTTCCATACTTTAGGTACACCAGCAGAAGAAATAGTAGCTACATACTTCTCTTGGTTATCACGAAAGATACTAAACCATGAAGCAGAATCAGCAGTATTAGCTGTAAGACTAGCAAGTCTACCAAGAAACTTACCACCAGGCCTCTTAAGTAAACCAAGCGTAATATCAGGGTAACTGTTAAGAGCATCTTTGACTTGACCCAACAGCATCTTTTCATCAGCCTGTTGGGAAACACCACCAATGAAGCTAGGTATACGTTGAGAAACTGAAGTCATCGTGCAAGTGCCTTAAATGGTTTATAGCTACTGTAGAACCCTTCACCTTGTTTGAAGCCAAACATAGTGTAATCACCTTCATTACATTCATATTCCATCACATTAGCTCTACGCCATGTTTCAAATGAAGCCAATGTTTGAGTTAAGTTTACATCACCAACTAATCGAATTGCACAACGTGTTGCAGCTCGTGATATGATGTAATCCTTGAATACTTGTGGTAGATCAACGAAGTCATAATACCAGACCACATCTACCTTGTAGGTTTTAGTTGTATCCCAGACATCTGTATGACCGATCTTATCATATAGTCTACCATTTCTTACAACAGTATCGAAGTCACTGTTTTCAAATATACTACTTAAGTCAATTTGTAGCATACTACCAGTCACTGATAGATAGCCATTAGAATCAGGAGTAAATGGATATTCAACCTCTCGGTTAAATGCCCACCCCTCTGCCTGTACCTCCCGAGAGACTTGCATTAAGGTCTCATATGCAATTGCAACTTCCGGGTTGATTACAGCTTCGACAGTAGAGCCATCCTCATAGGTGACGGTCTGTGCCTCAATGGTGGTAACAGGCGCCTGACCAATAGACGCCAGAATTTCATTAACAGCTTGTAGCTCAGCCTGAGCGTTATTGGTATACGGCATAACGATGACGTTATAAAAGAATTAAAAAAAGGGACCCCAGTGAAGGGATCCCCGTATTAACTAAATCAGACAGCAGTACGAGTAGCGTCAAGAGCCGGAGAATCGGCCTCAACACCAACGTATGCAGTACGAAGACCTTGAGTCTCCGAGAACACACCAGAAGCGGTGCTAGTACCATGGGTACGTGCTACAGAACGACGAACAGCATGGTTGTCAGAAACAGCCAGGTTACCGTTGTCAGTGTAGGTAGAACCATAAGCACCAGTTACAGTGCGGGTAGCGAAGTTAACGTTACCAGCAACACCGCCACCACCAGCAGCGGTAGTAGGATTAGCCATGATCAGAAGTACCGATATTCAAGGAAAGAACCAGCACGAATAGAAGTGGCGCTAGCAGTAGAAGTCTTTTGAGCGAACTTAAAGAGGATCTCACCAGCAGTGCTTCCGTTATGCAGAATACCAGTAATACGGATGAAACCATCAGTATTAGCAGCACCCAGCAGATCGATAGTACCTTCAGCAGTGGCAAGAGCCAGGTCAAAGGCAGTATCATCGGGAGCCATACCTTCCGTTACCTGACGGTAAAGGGTAGGCGAGGCAGGCACATCAACAGTGTAGGAGATATCTGCAGCAGTAGCTGTAGTATAGAACAGGTTATAACGGAACAGAACCCGCTCATTAATTCCAATGGGAATAGTGAGTTGGGGAACTGTGGTAAGAGCAGTGCTGCTAGTAACGGATTGGATAGAATCCACAACCCGGCTAAGCTGCATAACATCGGGCTGGTATACAATACCCGATGCACCATTAAGAGTAGGCATAATTTGTGTTCCTAAATAAAATTATCAAGTAGCATACGGCAGGTTGCCATCAGCGTCATCAGTTTTAGCCTTTGTGTTGGGAGATACAGCCCGACCATATTCCACCGCAGTAGGAGGATTAAAGGTATCAGACCGCTCAATAGAACCAATAGCATTCAGCTCATTTTGAATGACAGCAGTACCAGGAATAATAGACATAGGTCTACTCCCTTATCAGGAACGTGCCGACTGCAGCTCAATAGCAGCAGCAGGGTTCAGAGTACCACAGCCCATAGCAAGACGACCCACGATCAGATCACCTTGATACATCACAGAAACATCACCAGAGGTGGTCTGTACAGAAGGAGCGATAGCCTCTACAACACCAGCAGCATCTTTATGATAAATCAGACCACAGTGGGTGCTGAAGTCACCGCTGTAATCATTGTTCTCACCGCTAACACGGGGAACAGTAGAACCAACAGCATTAGCCAGGAAGGGCAGGTTGTTAGAACGCTTGATAGGAATACCAGCGATCTCATACAAGCCTTCACCAGACTGCAGGTTACCAGAGGTGTTACCGTAGTCACGGTTGAGAATGTTAGAAGACACCTGGCTGATCAGTGCATAGTACTGACGCGGGGACAGTACAGCCATACGACCTTGCTTAGGCAGATTCTTCTCATCCATGATGGAAGCAGCTTCAAAGAAAGCATCAACAAGTGCCTGAGCATCATACTCTTTATTAGCACCCAGTTGGATCACCGAACCGCCGGGCTCAGGGCCAGGAGCAGCAGTGATGGGGTGAGCTTCACGAGCAGACTTAGCGATCTGACGGAAGATCTTCTTATCATAGCTTTCAGCCAAAGCGTGGCCGATTTTTTTCGCGATCTCGCTCCGCAGCGAGTAGTGCGCAAGAGTCTCATCGAGATCATAGACGAATGCAGAGCTGATCAGCAGGTCGTCGCAGATGATAGTCTTCTCTGCCACCGGGGGATCACCACTACCAAGGATAGGGGTGCCAGGTGTATGATAGCCAGCTTGCATACGGCCAGTAAAGATGAACTGCATTGCTTTGCCGTTCTTAAGAGTGCGGCTTTGCACAGTTCCTTTAGCCATCGTGGCCGATTCATAAGCCTTAAACATCTCACCAGAGAAGAGTTTAAGGTAGGTAGCGTACTTAGTATCATAAGCACGCGAACCAGCGGTATCGCTAACAGCTTTGTTAAGCGTACCGAGTACGGTTTGAGTTACGTTAGACATGAAAGTAGAGAGTAAGTGTTATTTATCTCTCCAAAGCTTTGGATTTATTAAATCAATTATTGTTTGTGTGGTCTCTCCCACCGTCATGACTAAAGGGTGTCGGTCGTAACCGGCCAATAGTCAAGAGGAACAGGGTCCGACACTGAGGTGCCCTGCTCCAACCACATTGCTGTGGATTTCAGCCC